CCTGTCGCCGTTGACGGGTACAACGAATTGCCGATGGATCAATGGGTTGAAAAACTCAAGACCGAACGCGGCTACCTGTTCCGCCCGCCCAGCGTCAAAGGTTCTGGCGCTCCTGTCGGCATCCGCTCTGCTTCCAGCGAGATTCCTGCGGGCATGAAAAACCCGTTTAGCCGCGATCATTTCAACCTGACCGAACAGTCCCGCCTATTCCGCACGGACCGGGATATGTACGACCGTTTGAAGGCCGCGGCAAACAATGCTTAATATGTATGCGTTAGGTGTGAAGGCTACGCCAGATCGCCATTGGGTTACGCCCGCAAAACCACGAATTTTTTAGGTACTGACTCATGGCGACTCTTCGCTCTGATGTCATCATCCCTGAGATTTTCACGCCCTACGTTATTGAACAAACCACCCAGCGGAACGCGTTTCTCGCTAGCGGTGTTGTTCAGCCTCTCGCGGCGCTGAATACCTCTGAAGATGGTGGCGATTTCGTCAACATTCCCTTCTGGAAAGCCAACCTGTCTGGCGATCTGGAAGTTCTGTCTGATTCTTCCAGCCTGACCCCTGGCAAGATCACCGCTGACAAGCAAGTTGGCGTGGTCCTGCACCGCGGTCGTGCTTTTGAAGCTCGTGACCTGGCTGCCCTGGCCGCTGGTTCTGACCCTATGGCCGCTATCGGTCAAAAGGTTGGCGCCTACCTGGCTAACCAACAGCAAGCTGACCTGCTCAAGTGTCTGGAAGGTGTGTTCGGCGCCCTGACCGGTGGCGACTCTCCTGCCTTTAGCGACCTGCGTTTTGACACCAGCGGTGCTACCGCCCTTGGCCCCCGTCAAGTGGCTAAAGCTCGTGCCGTTCTGGGCGATCAAGGCGACAAGCTGAACGCCGTGGCAATGCACTCCGCTTGCTACTACGACCTGCTTGAGCGCAAAGCTATTGACTATGTGCTTGCTAGCGAAATCGCTGGTGGCATTTCTGTTGATAGCGCACAGCCCGACGCTTTCGCCGGCAGCGTTGCTGCTTCCTACGGCGATGTTCGCATTCCTACCTACATGGGTATGCGCGTGATCGTCTCTGATGACGTGACCAACAGCGGTGGCAATTACGCCTGCTATTTCTTCACCGATGGCGCTGTTGCCTCTGGTGAGCAGGCTGCTCTTCGCACTGAAGTTGACCGTGACATCCTCGCTAAGAGCGATGCCATGTCGGTGGACATGCACTACATCTATCACCCTGTGGGTGCTAAGTGGGCTGTGACCACCACCAACCCGACCCGCGCTCAGCTGGCCACCGTTGGTAACTGGTCGAAGGTGTACGAAACCAAGAACATTGGCATCGTGCGCGCCACCATCACTTCCAACTACGACTGATAGGAGGAACTAACGATGGCATCCATTTTTGAAGCAACCGCTGGAAAGCTTGTTGGCCCCGCTACTGGCGGCACCGTCACTCAAGCTGATACCAGTGGCAAGGCAACCGGTGTGACTCTGAACGCTGCTTCAGGTCAAATCACCATGGACGACGCTGAGCTTGCCGCCGGCGCCGAAGTTTCCTTCACCGTCACCAACAGCCTCGTTGCTGCTACTGACGTTGTGGTGGTCAACCACGGCTCCGCTGGCACTGCTGGCGCTTACCTCGTGCAGGCCAACACTCTTGCCGCAGGATCCTTCAAGATCACTGTTAGCAACGTGTCTGCCGGCGCACTGAGCGAAGCAATCGTTCTGAACTTCGTTGCTCTGAAGGGCGCTAGCTCCTGATGGGTATGTTCGCCTTTAGGCGACTGCGTGAACTGGAGGTCTCGGCTTCGGCTGGGGCCTCTTTTTCTAATGCAGAGCCGACCCCTAAACTTGAATCAACACCTGAAAAACCGGCGCCTAAAAAACGTCGGACGGTAAAGCCCAAGGCGGAGCCTGCTGATGGCAATCACGATTGACGCCACTGTTGGCGGTGCCAGCGCAAATAGCTATCTGACTCTTGCCGCAGCGCAGGACTTGATTGATGGCATGGTCGAAAACGACGACGTGACCGCATGGGCGTCGGCTACTACTGACCAGAAAAACCGTGCGCTGTATTCCGCCACGCAACGGCTTGATCGTGAGCGCTTCCTAGGCGCAAGGGCTACTGACACCCAGGCTTTGCAGTGGCCCCGCACTGGTGTTCGCAAGCCCGACACCTACATCAACACCTACGCAATCGGGTTCCCGTTCAAGATCACCACTGACTATTTCACCGACACTGAGATCCCTGATCAGATCAAGCAGGCTCAGGTCGTGCTGGCCGTCTACCTCAACAACAACAAAGACGGCATGGGTCTTAGCGGCCTTGAGGATTACAAGTCCGTCACCATCGGCAGCCTGAGCGTCACCAGTGCAGGGGCCAGCAGCATGGCAACCGGTGCTGATCGTGTGCCGCCGATCTTTGAAAGATATTTGACCGGCCTTAGAATCAGTGGACCAGGAAACTTTGCGATCAAGCGGAGCTGATCAATGGGCAGGCATAACGGTATTGACCCCGCTTACAGCCTTGGCGGAACATTCGTCACCAGCACCGACGCTCAAACGGGCCGTTGGAATCGCATTGTGATTGCCAAGAACAACACCAGTTTCAGCGCGATCACTGCTCAGAACTACACCGGCAATAGCTTGGCTGGTGAATCCTTCCCTGCTGGCTTTGAGCTTCAAGGCGTGTTCACCGCCTTCACCTTGAACAGCAGCGGTGCTGTCATCGCTTACAACATCTGATCATGGCTAAATCACACGGCGACGCTTCTGGAGTCAACTACGCCCTGGGTGCGGAGGTCATTACTGACACCGTGGCTCATACCGGCAAGTTTCACCACATCGACTTTTACGAGAACAGCACGATCACCGCGATTGTGTCCAGCAATATCACTGACAACAACTTTGCTAGCGCCACCGTTGATCAAGGCGCTCACTTGACTGGCTATTTCACCAGCATCAGACTCCAGAACGGAGCCTGTATCGCCTACAAGATCTGATGACTCTCGCCCCGTCACTTCGCAAGGTTGCCAGCAAGCTGGTCAAAAAGTTTGGCGGCACTGTCACCTATCGGCAGGTTGCGGGCGGCAGCTACAACGCCACGACGGGCACAATCACTGAGACTGAAACCAACACCACGATCAAGGGCGTTGTTGATGCAGTCCAGAAGCAAGAGCTGAACGAACTGATCCACGAATCAGACAAAAAGCTCACGATTGCAGCAGCTGATCTGACGATCACGCCCAGCCTGTCTGACCGTGTGGTGATCAGCAGTGTCGTGCATCAGATCGTGAAAATTAACGTGATCGAGCAGGACAACACGGCCATTGCGGTTGAGCTGTTCTTGAGGGCCTAACGATGGCTAGGCGTATCAGGCTGGATCAGATCGGGGACTACGCCGAAGACAAGCTGAATCAGTTGATGCGCGTTGTGGTGCTGGAAACGGACGCTGAACTGAAAGCGCGTAGCCCAGTGGATACAGGCCGCTTCCGTGCTAGCTGGGCGATTGGTGAAAATCAGACGGGCAACTATGACGCAGGTGCGAGCACTTCAACTGCGCCAGTCGCTTTGAACTACACCTTGGGCAACGAAAAAATTAGAAACGTGTATAACGTTCACAACAGCTTGCCCTATGCCGAGCCTTTGGCCAACGGCACTTCCAAGCAGGCGCGTGCTGGCTGGGTTGATCTTGTCGCCAAGCAAATGACCAAACGGGCGCGACAATTAGCTGACACCATTGGGAGGCAAGACTGATGGCCGCGCTTGATCTGAACACTGTTCGAGCCACAATCGAAGGCCGCTTAGCCACAGAGCTTGCTGAAAGCCCAGCTATTCCGGTCGTGTTTCACAACATGGCCTTTTCGCCCACGCCAAATTCAAGTTGGGTTCAATGCCTTACCAGCTTTGGCACCAATGAATACTTGAGCCAGGGTGGCACGAGCAATTCACAAAACCGTGTCAATGGCGTTGTCGTTATCAATATCTTCACCGCTGTAGGCGTAGGGCCTGGAGCCAACTACGTCATCGGTAAAAGGATTCGAGATCTCTACAATAGAGTGAATGTGTCGGGGGTTTTCTTCGACGCTGCAACAGGCCCAGAGGCTCTGGCTTCACCAGTTCCCGAGGGTTATTTTCAAACCCAGGTCCGTGTGACCTTTGAATCCATCGAGGGACTCTGACCCATGGCAATTCTCCGAGGCGAACA